CTTGTTTCAACAACGAACGTTCTTTTACTAAACTTTTCGCTAATTACTTGCGTGGCGTTAATTACCATTAATTTTCCTGCTACTTGCATTTTATATTTGTTTAATTGTTACTAAAATAAAGTTTCTGCCGTTTTATTAATTCTTGTTTTTGCAAACCCTAATTCTTTAATTTCTATTTTATCAATTTTACTACTTTCTAATAATCTCAAAGCATCTTTATAAAAGTCTTTTTTTATTTCAAAACCATAAGATTTTCGATTAGTATTTACACTTGCTAATAAAGTAGTTCCACTTCCACAACAAGGGTCAATTACAACATCGCCTTCATCTGTAAAAACCTTAATTAATTTCTCTAATAAAGGAACGGGTTTTTGTGTTGGGTGTATTTTTTCGGTTACATTATCACGTTCCCAATCAATACAATTAAAAATCATTTTTCCATTATTATTAAATTTTGGTAATTTTTCACGATAAAAGATTAAACCATATTCGCAATTACCAACTACTTTCATATTTGCTTTTAATACTTGCGAACTAAAATTTTTACGGAATACTAAATTTATATAATTGTTCAATCCGTATCTTTTAGCTAATTCAATTAAATACATTTGTTGGTCAAAAGCGCAAAATACAATCATACATGGTGCTTGTCCTTTTTCCTTTGGTTCTTTCTTTAAAAGTTGACTACAAAAATGCATAAATTCAGCAGGTTTAAAATTTTCATCTGTATCAAAAAATGTTTTTCCTGCTAATTCACTTTCTCCATTTTTATTATCTCCATCTTTATACCAAGCTGGATTTGAAGCATAAGCATTGTTTCCTAAATTATAAGGAATATCAGCTATTATTAATTGTGCTTTTTGTATTCCGTATTTTTTAAAATTTTGGAAATGGTCATTAAATATTTCTGCTTTCATATTTGTTTAATTGTTACTAAAATAAAGTTTCTAATTCAGCTAAATAATCTTCTAATTCAGCAATTTTAGTTTCTTGTTCCATAAGTAGTCGAAGCGCTGAAATTGCTTTTGACGGGTCGTCTTCACGCATTGCATCACGCATAAATTGATTGTAATTATCAACTGACATTAGATTGATTTCAATTTTTTCCTTAGTGTTTTTGATTTCGGAATTTACTTTTTGCCAGTCTAACTCTAATCCATTTTCGCAGTCGCATTTTGTGTAATAATAGTTCACTTCGCCCATTTGCAAAACTTCATTTTCTAATTTGCCGTCACCGTCGCAACCAGTGCAAACGGTCATAAATTTATCTTTTAACATTTTGTTTTATCTTTTGAAATCAATAACTGAATATAACCGCTGACGTTTACGTCTTTGAGTTTCTTAAATGATTGCTCTTTGCAGTGTTTTATATCTGCTTCGCTAATCGAAATTTGGATTCTTTTCTTTGCCATTTTATTTAGTTTTAAGGGTTAAAATTTTGATTGTTGCTACTATTGAATAAAGTATCAATAAGTATACGATTGTTCCGCTCATGATATTTTTTTTAAAAGTTGTGTGAAATTATCTGCTGTAATTGTAGTTATTCCGCGTTTAGCATAAACCTTATTATTTGTTGTGGTTCCTACTTGGTAACCTTTTGATTTAATTTTTTCTTGTGTTTTCATTTTGTGTTTAGTTTTAAAAGTTAATTAATCTCTTTCTACAGCTTTAAAATAGCCATAGCTAAATTCATAGTTTTTAATTTGTTCTTGCCAGTTTTCAGGAACATTAGACTCAAATTCTGATTTTGTAATTGGTTGATTTCCGTAATAATAATTAAAAGTTTTCATATCGTTTTTGTTTTTAAAAGGGGTTTTTACGCCCCTTGATTATTATGCTTTATTTAATTTGTTTTCTATTGCGCAAAATTCATTAGCTAACATTAAAAGAATAGCCATTTTGTTTTGGTTCCATTCTTTAGCTGTAATTCCTATTTTTTTAGCTAATTCTATCGCTGACTTTCTGAACTCTAAACATTCTACTAAATCAGTTCTTCTTTTCATTTCTGCGTTAATCATTTCAGTTGCTTTCATATTATTTCGTTTTTGTTTCTACAAATATACATACTATATTTAATATACACACTATCAATACTTAAATTTTAACATATTTTAACAAATAAAAAAGCCACTTATTTTGTAAGTGGCTGAAATTCAGGCGTTCAACTCCGAATTTATTTTGCAAAAATAGTTTCATGTAACAGTGTAAAACTATAAACTCGACCTTTTTGAACTTCAACAAATGCAAATAACTTGTTTAAATTCGTTACGGATGCTCCAACACAACCAGCGCTCCAATTGTCAACGGTTACGCCACGTCCCATGTAATGAAAATTCGTGTGCGCTATTTCCGTGTAAATTTTACCTTCCATATCTAAAACGGAATCCTTGTTATTATCCCTCCAGTAGTCCATTGGTTTAATTTGTCTAAACGCTTTTTGATTTTGGCGGTGCCCGTTATCCTGCAAATTATAAACGCCACGATATTGTTTGTTATGAACAATAATTGCAGTCCCTAATTTATTCATTGGTTTTCGCCTAAAATAAACTCCAGCATCCGTCGTAATCGGAATAATTAATTCATGCCGTTTGCCTTTATCGTCCCAATAGAAAGCGCCACCCCAATCGTTAAACGTGTTCGCTCGGTTTTCATTTGTGCGCACTCCAAAAAGGTTTACGCTGAAAGGTTCACGAAATACAACCGCTCCGATTGTTTCCATTCCTTTAATAATTTGTTCAATTGTTGGTTTCATATTTTTTTTATTACAAATCTAAATAAAATTGGCAAAACTAAACCTATTCCCAAACCAACCCAAAACCAGTTAAACGGTTTACGCTTGTGAACTTTTGCTAGCTTAACAACCTCTTTAGTTTTCCACTTCGTTACGTATCTAATTGTTTCGATTGAATCACGCTGTATTCTGTATTTGTAGCGTATTTCTTGACGTGTTAAAGGTATTTGTACTTCGGGACAATTTAACGGCATTAAAACGGTTATAATTGAATCCTTGCCGTTTATCTTAATTACTTTCTCAACGCTTACAATTCGTTCGGTAGTGTCAATCGTTCCGCCTTTCTTCAGGAATTTAGTAAAATGGTAATTTGCTGAACAACTAAAAAAAAGCATTAAACTAAGTCCTAAAACTGCTATCCAAATAAAAGCAATTGTTATGTTTTGTTTCATTTTTAATTTTTTAAATATTTCTTTTCAAATTTTTGCCAACCTTTTTTATCAAACTGGGTCATTAATAAATCAAGTCTTATTTCTTCTTCATGTTCATCACACATTCCAATTCCTTTTATATCAAGGTCAGGACTGTATCTTTTGGTGGCAGGAAATCCGCATTTAATACATTTCATTCTATTCTGATTTAAAGGTTTCTTTGTAGTATTGCTCTGCTGATATTTCAGTTTTATACTGATACAATTCTGTTTCATAAGCATCAATAATCTGTTGCTTCTCCATTTCTTTGGCTTGTTCAACTGCTTTCCAATAATCAAAATTCATCTCATTGCATAAGTGTTCTGCTAACCATTCTACTGCTGTTTTTTTCATTCTAAACCTCCCTTTAAATCGTTAATTACTGATTCAAACCTAAAATTCCCTTCCATACCTCGCTGAATAAAATTAATAATTCGTTCTAACTTTTCAATTTCTTTTGTTTTCAAAATTCCCTTTGTAAATTCATCGTGGTAATCCGCTTCCAGTTCTTTAATTTTATCTGCTTGTTTGCTTATTAAAATTCGTGCTTCGTTAATTGTCATTTCGTTAGTTTTATTATTTTATCGATTCCTTCTTGCAATCTACTTGCTTTGTTTTTAAAATATTCTCGTTCCTGCTTTAAGAACGAAATTTGTTTTTCCTTAACAATAAGCGTTATCGAAACCACCGCGATAACGCATAAAAGTATAAAATTCAATTCCATTGTTTGTATTGTTTTATCGTGTCGTACATTTCTTTAAATGAATTGTTTTTCAGTTCGTAAACTCTTCCATCCGCATCGTGTTTAACTTTTACAAAATTACAAAGCGTTTCTTTAAACCTATCCACTTCCTGCGGTATTAATTCACGTTCGTAAATAATATGTTTGTAATTTTCGGTATTGTAAAACCCTTTTACTTTGTCTTTGTCCTTTCGGTGAATAATTATAAAAAATTCCTTCTTACTGTTTTTAATAGTTTGCACGTTAGAAACTACTAAATTTACCATTACTGAATAACAGATGTTTTTCTCGTTTAATTCTTCAAAAATTGTTTTCTCTTCCATTGTTTTTAAATTAGTTCGATTAGTGTTGATGTTGTTTTTATCTCTTTGCCTTCAAAAAGAATAATATAAAAGTTTAAATGTTGGCTAATAATTGCGCACTCAACTCCTTTGTAAATACAAGCTTTATAAGGGATAAATAAACGCAATCCCTTAACCGTAAAATGTTCGTTGTTGTTGACTAACTTGTATTCAGTCACTCCGTCGTTTTCTAGTTTTAATAAATGTGTTTTCATAATTTAGGTTTTATTTCTTCAATTTTAAACATTCCGATTGCTTCGTTATAAGTGTGACCGTTTTTAAGAATTTGTTTTTTCATTATTTCGGGTCTTAATCTATTTAATAAAGCATCCATACTTGTGAACGATTTAAATTCAATTTCGATAGTTAGTTTTTTCATAATGCTTGTATTTCTTGTTTAACTTTGTTCCAATACTGCTTAAATGGATTAGGTAACATAATATTGTCCATTGCTTGAATTATTTCATCTACTGTTATAATTGCGCATTCTTTTCTGTCTACGAATGTTAGGTCTTCATCCAGAATATCTAAACCGTCATAAGTGTATATAAAATCATACTTTTCGAACAACTCTTTTGCTTTCTCTTTTGGTGTCATATTATTTGTTTATTAGTTACTTTATTAAACCCCCTCAATTCGTGATAAATCAGGCTTCGGGGGTTATTTATTTCGTGAACAAATATAAATCGGAATTACCGATTATTTACAATAATTGTGATGAACGGTAAAATAGCTTTATGAACGGTAAACGCATAAAAAAACCCTACATTTCTGCAGGGCTTCAACTAACTAAACAATATGGAAAACAAATATACAATTAATCTTTGAAATCTTCAAATTGTCTTTTACTTCGTGTTACGAAACCAATAAAAGCTTTTAAAATATCTTTGCCCGTTACACTTTCATAACTTTCATTAATCGACTTCAATTCAGTTACCACGCAAAAGAACGTAAACATTTTTGTTAACACTAAATCAACTGCTATAAATTGCCCTAAAATATCGCTTATAACGAACTTTTCTAAACAGAATATAAATACTATTGCACCACTATATAATAAGCTCTTAGAAATCGTGTGTGAAAGTCTATGCGAACGGATTTTATTTCCTTTCTTCCAACTTCGCCAAATTCCGAAACAAGTGTCTAAAATGATTGAAACAACCGCGATTAATACAAGTGGTTTTATAGGTGTTAATATCGAGAAAAAAGATAGTAGTAAAAGTGTTGTTTTAGTTTTCATTAGTGTTATTTATTTTTATGTAATTTCTTAAGCACATTAGCAACCTTCCGTCTTGTAGGATAAAGGATGTTGAATTCTCCAGTGTTTTTATATGCCATTAGATATAAAATGTTTTGGTTTCAAAATTATAATAAACATCCTTTTCATCAGGATTTTCAAGTGTGCAAATTTGCTCAATTGCAGTTTGACCTTCCAAAACATTATTGTCAAATTTAGCGAATAAAACCAAACCAGAAACTGAATCTACTATTGTGTACATAATTTTAAAAATTAGAAATTTCAACGGATTCAACTCTTACACTATCAGAAACACTATTACATTGAACGGTAAAAATTAAATATAAAGGACTTCCTGTTGGAATAGCAGAATTAAGTCTTGCTAATGTTTGATTCACGTCATCACTTGGACTATTAACGGTTCCATTCATTCCGATAATATTACCACTTATTATATCAAATCCATTCCTTGCTATTCGTGTATAGTTAGATGCTGTGTTAAAGCTGCCAATAGTTCCTAATAATACTGCTGTTCCTCCAATGTTATTATTTACGCCACTAAGATAAACACGAGTAGTAAATTGTAAATTTGTTCCAGAAGTTCTAAATGTACTTGCTCTAAATTTCAATGTATTAGGTACAGAAGGCAAAGCAATAGATTTACTAATTGTCTGAGTTGTTCCAATTGATGAGGCTCCATTTGTTTGGTCTAAAATATTACTACCACCTGTACTAGTACTACCATCAGCCATTAAGAATTGAGTAGATGTTCCACCAGTCTTTACCAATGTAGTAGCTTCTAATGTTCCAATTATTGTAGCCGCGTTCCCACTACCTGATGTCTTATTAACTTTCAGTCCTTCATTGTTGCCACCCTTAGTGATAAGCAAGCCTATTCCAGAACCACTTGCATGATTAGCTGTAAGAGTGTCTGTGCTACCATTGTGAGAGAATGTACCTTTACCAGCATCTAAATGAAACGTGCCTAAGTCAACATTAGCAGTTGCACCCGTGTAAGGAACTAAACCGCTTAAATCTTGGTCGCCCGTATTCGTATTGCTTGTGTTTTGAATTACTGTTAATTCAGCATCCGTCACGTAGCGTGCATCAACTGAATCAGTAACTTCCGCAGTTGTGTAAGTCGGTTTTGGTATATTTACGTTTATTGCCATATTACATTTATTGTTTCAGTTCCCAAAGTAGGAACGAATACGCTAGGTTCTACATTTCCGTCAACGGTTAAAATTACTTCCGTATCTGGCAACACAAAATTAACGCTTGTTATTTCTAAAAAAGTATCGTCACTATTTGTTATTTCAATAGGTTCGCCACCGCCCTCGCAAGTGTACGTGCCACCTGCTAAAATTTGTACCGTTTCATCACCGTCAGTAATCGTTACGTTCGGACAACCTGAAACAAAACCAGTATCGCAAACGGTCATTTCCGACATCATTATTACATCAAACGACATCGCCCAACCTGCTAATTTGTTTTCAAACCTATCCGTAAACGGTTCCAAAGTTGGCGACCCGTCAATCATTATGTAATCGGGGTTTAAATCGCCCCTTGTCATTATTTCATAAACACGATTTAACAGTTGCAACATCGTATTCATAATTGACGGCTCAACATCGTAATTTTCTTTTCCGTCCAAAATATCCATCGATAAAATAGTAACGCTGAACCGTTGCAACTTACCTTCAATAGTTGCTGAATTTATAATAATATGCGCTAACGGGAAAATCGTTTGTTTAGCTAAATCAATATCCGAAATCTGACCGTCAGTTACCGTATTAATTAAATTCGTAGCTAATAACTGCGCCTTTAAAGTATCTATTATTTTAAAGTAACTCATTTTTTCGGCTTTTCAGTTTCTTGTTCTATTTGTTGAAGGAAAACTAATAATTTTTCAATATTCTTTTTTGATCGTTTCTTCATAATACCCAATTAGTAAAATTAGTATTTGAATTTGGGTAAATATCTCCGTTGCTGTTGCTATTGTATTCAGGAAATAAAGCTTGATTAAAACACATATAATCCACAAATCGAGTGCTGTAATGGTTTGCCGTTTGCGTTTGTTTGTCAATCAATAACGACAATTCTAAACGGTCTATATTTTCGCTACTTTCTGCGCTGTGTTTATAAACCCCTTTGTTTCCAATCGTGTACGCTGAATAAGGTAAATACTCAACCATCGCCCAGTGAATCAACATCGGTTTTATATACGTGTTAACAAGTGTTAAATAGTTACCGCCCAAAGTATTCGCAATAATATCCGCTTTTATTTTTTCTAATAAATCCGTTCCTAAATAACTTTGAATATGTAAATCCTGAGCAATTTTAATATACTGAATAAATTTATCTGGGTCAACGTTTCCGTTTAATGAAGTGAACTTAACAACATCGTCCCTCGTTATAATTAGTGCTTCTGCCATTTCGTATTATTTAGGTAAAAATCCTTTGTTTGGCATATCAATTGGGCGCACCGCTACTAAATTCGGGTTGCGAACTCTATAACCTGCTTTTTCTGCCTTGTTAGTTGAAATCGTTTTCGCTTTCGGACTTAACGGGTCAATACCACTTTTTTCATCAAAAGCTACAAACGTTTTCCGCATCCATTTATGGTGGCACGCTCCACCGCCTTTGTACAACCATACCGAATAGGTAGTTGCCCCACGTGGACCAAAACCTGCAATTATTCCGTCCGAGCGTTTTTTCGTTTCGTTCACAACTAAACTACCCATTCTTATAATATCTTCTTTACGGTAAAGTTTATTCGCCCCTACCATTTTTTGACAAAATTTTCTTGAATTCCCTCTTAATCCACCCTCGTAAGAATAACGAACCATAAATTTAATACCGTCAACTTTTGCATCTTGTTCACTTTTCGCTCTTGGATTTGCAGTTCCCGTTGAAACGAAATTATAAACTTGACTTAACAAGCTAGGTTTTTTATTATTTAAAGCTTCAATTTCGGCATCTTCTAAATCGTCATTTTCGTAATCAACTTCGTAACTATCAATCAATACCCAATTATCTGGCATATCTTCGCCTTTGTCAATTAACGCTTGTGCAACTTTATCGTCTTCGTTTTTTTCAGCGCTTAATTCCGTTCCTGTTTCTTCTTGCTTTTCTTCGTTTGTAGTCACGTTTTCTAAATCCGTAAACTCCAAAGGTTGTAACGTCTTAAAGAATAGTTTAGCGCTGTTTCCGTTGTAGTTTAGTATTTGTTCTAATCCGTCAAGTAAAAGTTGCTGTAGCGGTCTAATAACCATATTGTC